CGGGGTCCACGTCGCACACCACGACGGGCACGGGTTCGCAGACGACGGGCGGGCGCACCGGCATCGGCAGCGAGGTCAGCAAGAACGCGAAGAGGAAGATCATTCGGCCGGCGTGGCGAGGGTGAGCGCGATCCCGTCCGGCGTCAGTTCCCACCGCGCCACGCGCGCGAGATCCACGTCGGACGCGGTGAGCAGGACGCCCGCGAGCAGGTCGGCTTGCGCACGGTCCGCCTCGGCCACGGTGCGGGCCGCGCGTTCCAGCGCCGCGCGCGCGCGGGCGGGGATGGCGACGATCACGGGCGCGCTCACCGGGGCCTCTTGGGGAGGGGTGGTTCCGACGGCGCAGGGGCAGGCGCGCAGAGCGCGGGCGAGCGGCACGGCGGGGGCGCGGTCGGTTCGGCGCAGGCGGCAAGCAGGACGACGGCGAGGGTCAGGGCGAGGCGCATCGGGTTAGGTGGCAGAGGTCCATTCTATCCACGACCCCGCGTAGAGGGTCGTGCTGTCCGCGCTGGACGTGTTCTGCGCCCAGCGGAGGGTGATCGTTCCGGCCGTGCTGCCGTTGACGATGAGGATGTCGAACTGCGCGTATCCTTCCTCAGCTGTGCCGGTGATGGCGACGGACGACGAGAACGCGGTGGCCCGCGCCGACCCGCCGGTCGCGCCCACCATCGTGCTGAGGTTGAAGCGCACCAGCGTCGGGGACGCGGGGCCGGTCACGTCGAACGCGATGTCGGCCGTGCCGTTCACCGACCGCCAATGCAGCACGCCCCGCGCGCGCATGGTCTGGTTGGCGCTGATGCTGAACGACAGGCCGGTCGTCGTCAGCGAGGCATCGCTGGTTTTTGTTTCGTCGCTGGCCTTGCTCGCGTAGGTCCACGTCGCGCTGGGCGGCGTCTGCCACGTGCCGTCGCCGCGGAGGTACGTCGTGCTGTCGGCGGTGCCGGTGCCGAGGGACGCGGCGGACCATCGCGCCGCCGATTCCCAGCGGCTGATGGCGGTGTTGTAGCGGATGCCCGCGATCGCCGCCGCGCCGTCCCAGCGGTAGATGTAGTCGTTATCCACCAGCCGCAGGCCGCTGTCGAAGCGCACCGCGGTGCTGAAGATGTACGACGCCCCGCTGAACGTGCCCGCTGTGACGCTGGACGCTGACACGCTGGCGACGGAAGGCGCGGCCCACGTGCCATCGGCGCGCAGGAAGTTGGTGGTGCCGCCGCCAGAGCCCGGCACCGCGCCGCGATTGGTGGAGTCGAACAGCGGGGGCGCGGCCCACGTCGGTGCGCCATCGCTGATCTGGAGCACGTCGCGGTTGACGCCGCCGCCGGTCGTGAGCGCGCCGAAGCTGATGTTCGTGAGGCCGCTGCCGTTGCCGGTGATGACGCCGGCAACGTTCAGTCCCCCCGCCGCGTCCACGCGGTTGTCGTCGCGGAGCGTCAAAATCGGCGTGAACGTGCCACTCTGCACCTTGCCGAGCCGCATTTGCCAGCCGGTGCCGTCGGTGGCGAAGTAGATGTTGCCCCGCTCCGGCGACGATGACGTGCCGAAGTTGACGCCGATACTGTCGTTCGACGCCGTGGAGCCGACCGAAAGCGCCGCAACGCCGGTCGTGCCGCCAAACACCGACACGCGGTTGCCGAAGATGCCATCCCGGCTCGCCCGCACGTCGCGCCAGCGCCGCGCCGCGGTGCCGAGATCCCGCGTGGCATCCGCCGTCGGGAAGAAGTGCGTGCCGTCGTCCTCGACGACGGCGTCGGTGAGGGTCGAGGCGGTCGCCCAGCGGGCGAGGCGGCCGGCGGTGCCGGTGCCGCCCGCGTAGCCGCCGCCCGAGAACATCTCGTTGCTGTACACCGTGACGCTCACCGACTCGCGCACCGTGCCCGCGGTCTGCACGAACTCGTACACGTCCACGGCACCGGCACCGGGGCGGGTCACGATCCACGGTGAGGCCCCCGGCGTGACCGTCGCGCCGTTCCTGAGCACCGTGAGCGTGCCGCCTGTCGCGCTGTAGGTGATCTCCGCTTGCGTCGCGTTGCCGCCCGGCGCTTCGTTCGTAATCGCGGCGGAGATGACATCAGCGGCCGTGATGCCTTCGCGCAGCCAGCCGTAGTACCGCGCCGCCGGCCGACCACGCGCCGTGACGCGCGTGCGGTGCCGATCGCGCGACAGCTCGTGCTCGATCGCGACGACGGCGTAGTCCTGGTTGCCGTCGTAGTGCACGGCATTCGGGGAGAAGCGCCACAGGTCGCCGACCTCGACCGGCCAGAGGTAGAGCGTCTCGATCTGGTGCGTGGCCGTGGGCAGGGCGAGGTCAGCCAGCACGGCGTCGGCGAGGGCCTCGGCCTGCGCCTGCGTGCGGATGAGGTCCGTCGTCTCCCCGCCGAGGCGCATGGCCCGGCGCCCGTAAGCGGTGATGCTCGCGGCGTTCGACCGGGCGACCGTGGGTTGCAGGACGCCGGCACCGCTACGGTACTGGATCGTCACCACGTTCCGCACGTCCTCGAGCGCCGCCGCCCAGCTGCGCACCGAGAGGTACTCGCCCGGGCCGATGGTCAGGTCGGGCGTCGTCTTGGCGCGGTCCGGCTGGAAGAGGCGCAGCTCGTTCGTGGTGTCGCCCGTCCAGCGGAACCGGAGATCCCACCCGACCTGAGCCGCCATCTGCCGCGCCGACGCGAAGGCGGAGACGGCATCGTACCGTGGGGCCTTGTCGGAGGTGATCGTGAAGCTTGGGCTCACGGGCGTGACGACAGTGACCCCGGCAAAGACCGCGTTAAGGAGCCCCTGAATCCCGGCCTCCAACGACCCGGCGGGCACTTGGTACGGCGCCTCGAGGAACAGGTCGGTCAGGCGCCCCGAGAGGTCCCGGCACTCGAGGACGATCCGCTCGCGATCGCCCGTCTCGAGCCGATCGACGCGCCCCCAGAACACGCGGCGCCAGTCGCCGGCCACGGGCGACGCGCCCGCCGCCACGCAGGCGGTCTCGACGTACAGCTCGCGTGCCACGTCGAGGAAGGCGCCACCGGTGTTCGCCGAGCTCGCGGAGACGCCCGGCGCGATCGTGAGCCCATCGACCGTGCGCGACAGGGTCACCGACGCCGTCGCCGACGGGCTGTCGAGCGACTCGCGGATCGTGACGCCGAGCAGCCAGTTGCGGCCGCCGTGCACGTTGGTCAGGTCGCGGAACGTGCCGCCGGCGTCGCGGATGAACGCCCGGAGGTGCACGTCGAACCGGGATCCGCCGATGAGCGTCCGCTCGGCGCCGCTGATCGTCCGCATTCAGCGCTCCTCGATCGCCAGCGTGAACGTCCGCAGCACGACGCCGCCGAAGCCGAGATACGCCGCGTCTTGGATGGTCACCTGCGCGGTCAGCGTCACGCCGTTGACGACGACGGTCACGTACACGCCGGGGCCGCAGGCGGCGCGGAGGGTGGCCAGCTCCGCCTCGGTGTGCCACGCGCTCGGGATCGAGTAGCGGCGCTTCTGGGCGCGCACCGTTGAGCGGTGCGAGCCGTCGAAGGCCCGCTCCTCGTCGCCGACGACGACGTTCTCGAGCTGGCGCGCGCCACCGCCGTTGGCGACGCGGACCGCGATCCCGGCGACGGTCAGCATCAGGCCATCACCGTGACCCGGCTCCACTCCGCCGGGCTGCCGTACTGCGCCTGTGCCATAGACTGCAGCTCGCGCACGAACTCGCTCGCGCTCTTCGCCTCCGTCGTGACCGGGCCGTTGATCACGATCGTGAGCCCCTCGCGCCCGCCGCCGTCGCCGCCGGGCGCGGCCGGCACGCTCGGCGCCGCGGGCGTGGCCCGGCGGATGTCGCCGATCATCGCAGCCACGTTCAGCCCGGCGGCGACGTTGTAGTCGCCGATCGAGCCGCCGCCGATCGCTCCGCGTTCCGCCTCCTGTGCTTCACGCTCGAGACGGGCGGCCTCTTCGAACTGGCGATTGATCCGGGCGATCTCCGCGTCGCGTCGGCGCGCCAGTGCGATCGCGGCCAGCTGCCCGCCTGGCAGGGCGCGCAGGATGCGGGACCCGCGCGCCGTCAACGACTCGCGCACCTGACGCAGGGCGTCTTGGCGCTGCCGTTCAATGGCGTCCAGCCTGTCCTGATTGGCCTGTTCGCGGTCCAATCGCTCGGCCTCATCTCCGCGCCCCGTCGCGCGCAGGATGCGCTGCCGAGCGTCGTTGTTCAGCCGAGCGACCGACTCGTTGGTGGACCGGACGCGCTGCGCGGACGCCTGCAGCTCCGAGAACGCTGCCACGACGACCATGGCCGCGGCTGCCACCCCGGTGAAGGCCGCGCTCGTGCCAGCGACCGCGCTTGCCGCTTGCGTTGCAGGTGCGCCCGTCCCACCGGCACCGGCAGAGCCGCCACCCGGGAGGATGCCGCCGCCCAAGCTCATGACGGCACCGAGCGACACGCGCTGCATCAGAGCCGCCGCAATGGCTTCCGCCGCCGCTCGCCGCAGGAGTCCGGCGAAGGTGTCGACAAAGCGGCGCGCTGACGACAGCCCGTCCGTCATCAAGCCTTCGGCAAAGGTGGCGACGGACTGCTGCAGCCCCCGGGTGAGGTTCTCGCGGATCTGCTGCGCGGCGTCCTTCGCCTCCTCCATGCGCTTGAGCACCGGCTCGAGCAGCTTGAGCGACTGCTGCAACCCCAGCGCGTCGTAGCCCGGATTCGCCACGAACGGCGCGGCGGCGCGCGGGGGCGCCAGCCGCGCTCGCTCACGGTCGCGCTCGAACGCGGCCAGCACGTCGTAGGCGTAGCGGTCGAGGTCTTGCTCGTAGGCCGCGATCTGGTCGCGCTCGCGGGCCGCCTCGTCGCGGGCACGCTGCCGCTCGCGGTCGGTTACCTCGGGGGCGGTGACCGTGATCCGGTTCATGGTCCCCGTCCGCTGCCGCATACGGCGGTTGCGCTCGGCCTCGAGGGCCCGGACGGGATCGAGCAACGCCGACAGCTCCTCGCGGCGGCGATCATTGCGGAACGCCGTAGAGCCCAGCTCGGCGCGGCGTTCGAGATACGTCTGCCGCGCCGTCCCGAGTCGCGCGTTCAGTTCGCTCCACGACAGGTTCCGCGCCTCAGCCGACGCCTGATCGAAGCCGGCGTTGGGGTCGTTCACGCGATCGATCGCGTTGGCGGCCCGCTCGGCCTTCTCCGCGATCGTGGTGAACAGTCCTGCCAGCCCTGCGCCGAGGCCCGTCGCCCGGTTGAGCGCATCCACCAGCGCCAGGGCGCCGTTTCCTAGGCGCTCGACGCCCTGTCCGATCGTCGACGGCAGCTGCGCCGCCTCGCGCCGGAGCGCCTCGAGCTGCGTCGTGAGGGCGTTGAGGACCTCGGTCGGCCCGAGCTTGCCGGCGGCGCCCAGCTCGCGGAGCTGGCCCGTCGTCACGCCGAGGCCAGCCGCCACCGCCTGCGCGACGCGGGGGAGTTGCTCGAGCACGGCCCGCAGCTCCTCGCCCCCCAGCTTCCCGGAGGCGATGCCCTGCGAGAACTGCAGCAGCGCGGCCGAGGCCTCCTGCGACGTGGCGCCCGACACACGCACGGCGAGGGACAGTGCCTCGGTCGTTTGCATCACCGTGCGCTGCTGGATCCCGAGCTCGCCCGCCCCGCGCGCGATGCGGGTGTAGATCTGCGAGAGGTCGCCGAACGCCACGCCATTCTCGCGCGCCAGCTGAGACAGGCGGAACTGCACCCCAGCGGCCTCCCCGGCGGACGACGTAACGAGCCGGAGCCGCGCCGCCAAGAGCGTGGCCTTGTCCGCCATGTCGGCGAGGGCCCGCGCCGTGTTCAGGCTGATGTACGCCGCCACGGTCGTGCGCAACTGCGCCATGATGCCCGTCAGTTGCTGCTTGGCGCGCACGGCTTCGGCGGTCGCGCGCGCCGCCTCGCGCTGGGCGCGCGCCTCAGCGGTTGCCGCATCGGCGGCGGCCTTCGCGGCCTGTGCCTGCCGCTGTGCGACCGTCGCCGCCTCCGCCATGACGCGCGCCTGCGCTTTCACCGCGGCCTCGGCGGCCTTCGACGACGCGGCCACCTTGTTGAGCTCACGGGCCGTGGCTTCCGCCCCGGCGCGCATCTGCGTCGAGTCGAGGATCAGCTGCAACCGAGCAATGCTCACTTACCGCCCTCCTTGGGCCGCGCGTCGTCCACGGCCTGCCGCCACGCAGCATCGGCCGCCATGATCGCGCGCACCTCGAGCGGCGCCGGCCGCTCGCCAGTCAGCCGTGCCCAGGCGGCCACCTCCCCGAACGAGAGGGGCGACAGCCCGAAGCCTGACGCGGGCCGCGCCGCCGCAAGTTCCGTCCACCAGCGCCACGCGCGCACACAGGCCGGCGGGAGCGCCGGCGGCTCGAGGGACGCCATCGGCAGCGCGCCCTGCTGCGCCGCCTGCAGCAGGTGCGCGCGGAGCGGGCGCCCGTCGGTCTGCGGCGCGGCCATGCGGCCGTGCCACGCCGCCGTCGCGGCGAACGCCCGGATCAGTTTCCCAGGTAGCGGTCACGGGCGGCGATCGTCTCGAGGGCCTGCCCCTCGGCCCAGTCCCACGCCTCGTAGAAGGCCGCGACGTTGGCCGGGCTGAACTCGAGCGGGACGCCCTCCCAGTCGAGCGTGCAGTCGATGACCTGCTGCCGAAGCGCCGTCTGCAGGTCGGCCGCCGGGGCGTCCTTGGGGAGCGCCGACAGCCGATCCGCGGCCGCCCGCGCGACCGGCGCGTCCATGCCGGCCAGTTTGAGCCGGATCGGCGCGCCCTCCGGCGTTACCAGCGGCGCGCCCGTCACGGGGTGCCGCAGGGCGCACCACACGCCCGCTGCTGCGAGCTTGCCGAGGTTGAGCGCGTCGAGCGACGACACCGCGAAGGCCGGCACCGCGCCGGCCTCCGCCTGCTTCGGGGTGTTGGCCATCAGACCGCCCCCGAGTCCTGCACGAGGAGCGTCGTCTGCTCGGTGCCCGCCGCCGCCGCCGGCAGCAGCGCCTGGAAGGGCAGCGTCTGCACGATCGATCCGTTCTGCGGCGCAGAGCTGCGGCCGCTGTACTTGCAGCGCGCCATGTAGAACGACAGGAACGGCGCGAGCGGATCGGTCGAGGCATTGAGCTTGAGCCAGATCGCGAACTCGGTCTCCGCCGAGAACCGGTTCCACTCGACCTCGTCCTGCACGAGGACGGACAGCTCGCCGGTGACGACGACGGGCGCCGGGAAGACATCCGGCGTCACCGTGCTGCCGACCACGTCCTGCACCCCCAGCGCCGCGGCGATCTGCAGCGACCCGCCCGTCACGACGCCGATATCGCTCGTCCCGAGGCGAACCGTGCCGGTGGGGCCCGCGACGATCGGCGTCGTCGAGGGTGCGGTCGGCGCCGTGTAGTAGGCCGTAATGTCGGAGCTCGAGTCCTGCCCGACCATGCCGATCTGCAGACGCGCCATGTCGTTCGGGGCGACCGAGATGCCGATCTGGTTGACGCGGCACCCTGCCATGCGCTCGGACAGCGGCGCGCCGGGGTTCCAGTCCTCGACGAACAGCGACTCGTTGGTGTGCCCGGTGAGCGGCACGAATGTGTGGCGCCCGGCCAGCGTGAAGGTGACCGAGTCGCCGGCCACGCGGTCGACCACGACCTCGGCGACCGTCATCACCGTGGCCGTGAGCGCCGTGATGCGGTAGTCGCGGTTGTTTGCCGTGGCGACAAGGAACCCCGAGACGCGGGCGACCATCCCCACGCGGAAGCCGTCGGTGATCCACGAGCCGGCGGCGCGCGTGAAGGTCCGCCCGGCCGCAGCCGCGGTGACGGTGGTGAGCGCGCCGGAGGTGGGCGCCACCGCGTAGACGCGCCGCAGGATGTTCTCGAAGAACTCCTGGTGGCTCCCCGGCGACAGCTCGCCGGAGAGCGTCGCCTGCACGCCGCGCATGCCGTGCCGGAGATCCGCGATCTGGTAGTCGGCGCGGATCTCCTGCGACTGGAAGGCCTGCTTGGTCAGGCCACCCGTGAACTGCGTGCGGCGCACGATGCGCGCACCGGTGGCGCCCGGCGCGACGCCGAACGTGGCCTCCTTGCGGACCCGGATTTCCCGGGTGATGTCGAGAGCGGTGGACATTTACGGGGTCTCCGAGAGGGTGAGTAGGTCGATGGTGACGAGACAGGCGAGCCAGACGCCGGGGCCGGGGAGCTGGTCCGCCTCGGCGGTGCCGGTGACCACCCACGTCTCCGGCGAGGCCGGCACCGCGAGCCCGGGCGGGAAATGGGCGCGCACGCGCGCCGCGAGCGTGCGCAGCGCATCGGCGCCGGCGTCCGTGCGGCAGATGAGCCGTAGCTGCGCGCGGTGCCGCGTGGTGTCAGTGCTGCGGAGCTGGTCCGGCGCGAGCGGGAGCAGGCGCTCTTCGACCCAGTCGCCGGACGCGGGGCGGTCGCCCGGCGCGCCGTAGAAGCGCGTCGTCACGGCCGGCGTCAGGGCCTGCAGGCGAGCCCGGGCGGCCTGTTGCACGCGCAGGAAGACGCTCACGGCGCCTCCCCGAGCTGCCGCGCGACATCGGCCACGATCTGCGGCACGTTCGCCGCCACGGGCGCGACGAAGGGCTGCCGCTCTTCGACGATGCCGGCGTATTCGGCGCCGTTGGTGAAGTAGAGCACGTCGCCCGCGCGCGCCCCGAGGATCCCGGGGCTCAGGTCGGGCTCCGTGGTCGGCGCCTCCGAGGTGCCCGCAACGCCTTCGACGGTCTCCGGCGCATTGCGCGACGCCCGCCAGGACGAGCGCAGGAAGCCGGTGTCGACCGGTGTCCCGGGCCCGTACCGGCCGCCGGCGACCAGGCTGTCGCCGATGATCAGCGCGGCGCCCTGCACGACGCGATCGGACTGCGTCTCGAGCGACCGCTCGAAGCGCAGCACTTGGGCCTCGAACTCGCTCGCGCTCACCGGATCACCGCCGCGGTGTAAAGCAGCGCCGCGCCGGCCGGCGCCAGCGTGGTCACGCCGAGCACCTTCCACGTCGCGCCGTTGGCGACGTACTCATCGCCGGGGCGCGGCGCGGTGGCCACGCTGCCGGCGGTCAGGATCTCGGCGGCCTCGCCGCGGATGACCGTCGCCGGGTCGAAGCGGGCGTCCTGCGCGTCCGTGACCGGCAGCACGACGCCGACGACGGCGGCCGTCGCGGCGGCACCGGTCGACTCGACGCCGGCGGTGACCGTGCGCGCGCCCGGCCGGCGCCACGTGATCGTGGTGCCGAACCGCGACAGCAGGCGCTGTGCCGTGCCGGCGCTCACGCCCGCGTCACCGTCCCGCCCTGCGCATGGCGCAAGAGCGGCTGGATGCGGGTCCACACGGCCGGGTAGCGGGACAGCCCCTGCTTCCGCAGCGTCGGGCTGGCGTACTCGGTCTCGAGAGGACCGACCTTCTCCCGCGTGATGCCCTCGCCGGCGTCGCGCCCGGCCGGGTCGGACGACTCGCCCAGGAGGGCCAAGGCGAGCTCGCACGTGGCCTCGATGATCGGCCGCGGGATCTCCGTTTCCGGGTAGTAGCGCGCGCGCGCGTCGAGCAGCTTGGCCGACGACGGAAACGCGTCCGCGAAGGACGGCTCCTGCGTCGGCGCATACGCGCGCGGCCACGCGAGCCGCTGGGTCGTGGTGCTCTTCATGCCTTCCCACGCCATCGCATCGAGCCACGCGGTCGCCTGGACCAGCGCGCGCGACCGCTGCGCCTCGTCGGCGTTGTCCCACGCCGACGCGAAGAGCCGGTCGCCGAGATAGACCTCGGCGACCGACAGCGTGACGTAGCTCGTGGCGGCCGAGCCGCCCAAGGTCGCGTCGAGGGGCATGAGCCGGGGGCGGATGGGGCCGACCGTCAGGCCGACCCCACCCGCGGCAGGGGTTACTCGACGACGCGGACGGCGAGCTCGGGCCGGATGCAGGCCGAGCCGTAGAGCACGTCGAACTCGATGTAGTCCTGCTTGTTCTGCCGGATCAGCTCCATGCGGAGCACGACGCCCGAGACGGGGTCGGCCATCGACATCATCGTCGCCGAGGCGACCTCGCTGGTCAGGCGGCGCGAGGCGAACGCGAACGCGTCCCGGTGGAAGCCGAGGTTGACCCGGTAGGCCGACGCGCCGGCCGTGAGGGCCACCGCTTCGCCCGAGGTGATGGCGCGCGGCAGCGGCGACTGCAGCGTCACGTTCGTGTTGCCGACCGTGAGCGTCACGTTGGCCGCGACCGCGACCTGGACGGCCGCCGCGCCCGTGCCGATCGTGAGCACGTCGCCGGCGATCAGGTTCGTCGCGTTGGTCGCCTTGGCGAGCGAGATCGTGGTGATCCCGGCGCTCTGGTTGCCGTTCACCGTGATCGCGCCGGCGGTCGCGGCCGTCGCGGCATGCGTCGGGACCTGCTGGTCCTTGTAGGTGTCGAAGCCGAAGAGCTCGCCGAGCAGGCCGGCGCGCAGCGCGGCCTCGCGGCCCGCCTCGTTGACCCGGACGAACTCGGGCACGCCGAGCGCATCCTGGTACGTCGAGGTGTGGAGCACCATCCGGCGGTCGCTGCCCGGCACGGCCGCGTCGTCGAGCGCCCGCATCGCCGCGCGGACGGTCGCCGAGCGCGCGGTGTAGTCGGACCCGGCCACGACCGCCGTGCCCGGGGCGCCGACGGTGCGGGCCACGCGGACGTACTGCGAGAAGATGTGCGCGTTGATGCCGTTCGCGAGCGCCTTCACGGCCTCGGCGAGCTGCATCGACTGGAAGCCGCTGCCGATCTCCGACCGCTCCTTGTCGGTCATGTAGAAGCCGGCGCGGCGCCAGCGGTTGAGCGTGACCGACGCGCGGAGCGGCGTCAGGTCGGGCGGCGTCACCTGCGTCGGCCCGGGGGCCACGTCGGCGTCGGACAGCGCCGTCGGCAGCGGCCAGTTGATCGTGTCGCCCTGCCCGGCCGGGGCGTCGGCGAAGTTGTTGTTGACCAGGCGCGGCATGACGCAGAACTCGCGCAGCGTCTGCAGCCCCTGGGCGAAGACCACGGGGAGGAGGTTCGTGATGGTGTTCGGCATGGTGGGCTCTCCCGCGGCCTACGGCCGCGGCATCAGGAGGTGGTGACCGCCACCTTGCCGCTCGCGATCCCGTCGAGATTCGCGAGGAAGGCGGCCTGGTCGGTGATGGCGACCTTCGCCGGCGGCGCGCCGGTCGGAGGCTTGGCGCCACCGCCGGAGGCCGGCGGGGCCTGATACAGCTCGGGGAAATCGGCCTTGTGGGCCGTGAAGAACTCGGCCAGCGACTTCGGGGACGGCTTGCCGTCCTCGAGCACGACGGGCTTTCCCTCGCCGGACAAATCGAACCGGTCCATGAGGGCGCGCAGCGTCGTCGTCGCGTGCTTCGGGAACATCCCCGCCTCGAGCGCGGCGGCCTTGACCTTGTCATCGAGTTGCAGGCCGCGGAGCTGCTTGGTCATCGCGTCGACCTTGGCGTCTCGCTCGGCGAGCTCCTTGGCCTTCTCCGCGTTCCACTTCTCGAGCACCTCGCTCGACACGCCACCCTTGGCGGCCTCGAGCTGGCGCTGCAGCTCGGCGGCGCGGTCGGCCGCCTCCTTCGCGTCCAGCTTGGCCTTCCGCTCGGCCTCCTTCATGCGCTCGATCGCGCTCTGTCCCCCGGGGCCCAGCAGGTCGGCCTTGGGCACGGCCTTGCCATCGCGCAGCTCGTAGGCTTCGCGAAACGGCTCGGGGACAGCGTCGAGGGAGTCGAAGGCGGGGAGCGTCATGGCGGGCTCTGCGCGGCTGCCGCGCGGGCGAAGGGTCAGCGGGGACGGGTGCCGTCCCGGTGCTGCTGTCACGATACCCGCGCGCGCCCGCGGGCGCGATGGCTTGGCGCGGGGGGTCGATGCGCCCACGCATCGGCTCAGAGGTCCGCGAGCGCCGCCGGCCGGACGGTGAAGGCGCAGCGGCAGTTGTACGTCCCCTGGCCGGGGATCTGCACATAGGCGCTGATCGACGGGTCGTAGAACGGCTGCCCCCACGGCACGGTCTGCCCGTTGGCCTCGCGGTGGCCGGGGCGGACCCGCTCGTCTCGGGCCGACACCCACCGCTTCACGAGCGGCCCCTCGATGTCGCCCCGGTCGATCGCGGCCTGCCACGACACGCGAGCGCCCTCGCGCGTGGCATCGAGCGCGGCGGTGCGCGCCCACGTCTCGGCCCGCCAGTTGAGCAGCCGCCGCTCGTAGGCGGCGACCATGCGCTCGACCTGCGCGGGCGTGAGGGCGCCGTCCGGGGCCGCGGCGAGCCGCCGCAGGACCGAGTCCGAGCGCCGGTCGCGGAGCTCGCGACCGAGCGCGCCGGCGAAGTCGCCGGACTCCAGCGCGGCGCGGAACGACTGGACGATCCGCCGGTCGTAGTCGGTAAAGCCGACGACGTTGCGCACCGCCTGGGCGACGACGCGCGGATTCGTGCCGGCGGCGATGCCGTCCGCGACGACGCCCCGCAGGACCGGGCGCAGCTCGGCAGCGAGCCCGCGGTAGCGATCGACGGCCATCGCCTGCGCGGCGGCCTCCGCCTCGGGGAAGCCCGACCGCGTGAACGCCGCGACAAGCCCCTGCAGCGGGCGGGAGACGCGCGCCGTCGTGAGCGCGGTCGCCGTGACCGCCGGCACGAGGCCGCGCGCGAGCGCCTGTGTGGCAGCGGCTTCGCTATCCACCGAGAGCAGCAGATTGATGACCGCCTCGGCGCCGCCCTGCTCGACGGCCCGGGCGAGGGCGTCGAGGGTGGCGGCGTCGCGGATCGCCGCCAGCGCGCGGCGGAACGCCGTCGCCAGCGCCGGCGTCAGCCCGGCCGCCAGCCGGTCCAGCCGGGCAAGGGTTTCGCGCTCAGACGGGGTCACTGGCTACGTTCCGGCATGGCTGGCCTGCCCGAGATCCCGAGCCCCGCCGCTGTCGAGCGCTGGGAGACCTTCGCCCGCGAGCTGGGCAAGGTCGTCGCGGCGTACCGGCGCAGCCTCGAGGCCGAAGGCGTGCCCGAGACGGAGCGCGTCGTGCTGTGCGAGGCCTTCGCGGACGGCATGATCCGCCGCCTCAGCCGCCGGCGGCCGTAGCCGCCGCCAGCGCCGCCGCCTCGGCCCGCGCGCGCTGCTCCCCCTCGACGGCCTGCGCGGCGAGCGCCGCGGTCTCTTCGTCGTCGAGGTTGACGGCCTCGGAAATCACCCGCCCGCGCTGCAGCTCTTCCAAGAGCGTGCGCACCGTGATTTGCTTCGCCGTCGCGAGGTTGCTGAGCGCCGTGATCGTCTGCGCGTCGAGGCGCGACTCGTCGTAGGTCGTCGAGACCGAGACCGCCGGGGCGTCCTCGGCGCGCATCCCCATGAACTCCGCGGCGAAGCCGAGCGCGCGCTCGAGGCAGTCCTTCAAGCCATCGGCCGCGGTGCCCAGCGTCGCGAAGTCGGCGGCGGCGTCGAGGCGGCGGCCGGTCGCGGTCTCGTCGCGCGCCTTGTCCCGGGCGAGGAACGCCATGCCGAGCGCCGCCATCTGCTGTTCCTGCCGCGCCATCGTGCGTTCGGATGCCGCGAGGGCGTCTGGGTCGGCCTGCAAGAACTTGGCCGTCGCCTCGCCGATGAGCGTGATGAGCGAGTACGGGCCGATGGCGATCTTCGGCGGGTTGTCCGGGTCGCCCCACCCTTCGACGCAGACGGTCGGCGCGTGGGCCACCGACATGAGCGTCCGGTGGTCGGCGCTGACGCGGTAATGCCCGAGGTTGAGCCACGCGAGCTGGTCCAAGGGCGGCGCGGCGACCAGCGTGTCCTGCATGCGCCCGCCGTAGTTGATCGCGAACGGGATCTCGCGCGGGCCGACGATGGCGCTCGGGCCTTCCACGAGGTCGAACTCCGCGCCGACCGCCGTCGTGCCCGTGCGCTGCTTCCACCGCTCGACCGTGACGCCCGACGGCGTGCGGCGGTACACGCGGAAGCCGGGCACGACGGTGAAGCCCCACGCGCCGTCGTCCTCGGTGAACCCGTCGGTGAGCACGAGCAGCGTGAGGACCTCCTCGGCGCCGATGCGGGCGGTGCGCCAGTTGACAACGGCGGCCGCCGGGACGCGCACGAAGTAGGGCCGGAGCCCGGTCGCGCGCGCCTGCGCGAGGGAGACCGCCGCCGGGTTCTCCACCGTCGGGAAGTCGACGAGGATGCCCGAGACCCCGTCCGCGAGCCCGTCGTGGAACACCGGCCGGGCGAACACCGCGAGTGCGTTGCCGTAGCCGTCCACGTCCTCGGCCAGCTCCACGAACGCCGGCGCGGCGGTGTCGTCGAGCGTGGGCGGCTCGGCGAAGACCAGCCCTTCGCTCGCTTCCAGCGTCCGCGCATAGGCGCCATACACCTCGGTGAGCTTGGCGCGGCGCAAGAAGGCGTCCTGCTGTTCGCCGGGCCACTTGGGCAGGAACCGCGCCGGGTCGGCGTGGATCGCATCGGTGCCCGCGATCAGCGCCCGCGAGCGCGTCCGCTTGTCGTCGAGCGCCACGGCGGCCGGATGCCGCCACGACGGCTTGTTGGGGTCCTGCTGCAGGGTCATCATCGGCTGAACGTCCCGGAAATCGCGCCGCTCACGGGCGCGAGGGTGAGCTTGGCGAAGGCGCCGACGGCGGCGTCGACCTGGTCGTCGTGCTTGCCGCGGGGGAAGTCGGCGGCCTCGGCGCGGAAGGCGTCGCGCCACGGCGTGGGGCCGTCCGGCGCGAGGCAGACGTTTCCCGCGCCTTGCGCGGCCGACAGCGGCTCGGCGCGGAGCGTCTTGTCGCCCGTCGGCGACTCGAACTGCACCGCGATGCCGGTATGCATCAGCGCCCGCGCGAGCGCCTGCTGCTGCTCCGCGCCGGTCATGCCGGTGGGGCGCTCGATCCACCACGAGACGCGCCCGCCGTACGTCGCGCGGTCCGCCTGCGCGATCTGCACCATGCGGGCGAGGCGCTCGGCCGACGCCACGCGGAAACGCGCCACGTCGAGGATCGCAATCCGCTGGTCGCTCATCACGCCAGCGAGCGCGCCGGCCGTGTAGTCGGGGTCGTGCGACGCGCCTCGCGGCTCGGTGCCCGCGAGATCCCAGTAGCGCACGAGCCGCCCCGGGATGACCGGCACGGCGTCCAACTCCACCCAGCCGCGCCAGGGGAACATCCCGCCGGACCGCGGCTGCGGGCGCTGCTGGTACAAGCTGGCGTAGGCGTACTCACCCAACTCGGCGCGGCGCTGCTGCAGGGCCTCCCGCGGCCAGCGGGCGGGCCACAGGGCCTCGCCCGGCGCGCGGCCGAGCGGATCGGGCGTGCCGTCGTCGTAGGCCTCGGCGGGGATCGTCAGGACCGTCCAGCCGTCGCCGAGCTGTCCCGACCGAATGCGCCCGATCACGTCGTCGGCGTGCCAGCGCGAGTGCGTCACGACGGCCACGCCGTTGGGCTCGAGGCGGGAGAGCATGTCATTCGTGACCCAATCCCACACCGCCTCGCGGCCGGCCTCGGACTCGGCGTCCCCGCGGCTGCCGAACGGGTCGTCGATCACGACGAGGTCGGCGCCCATGCCGGCGGAACCCGCGCCGGCACCGACAGCCCGCAGTCCGCCGCCGGCGACCGTCTCCCACTCCGCGGCGGTGTCCTTCTCGGCGCTGATCGCGACGCCAGCCCCGCGCACGAGGCGGCGCGCCTGCCGGCTGAACTTCTGCGCGAGCAACGCCGAGTGCGACCCGATGAGCACGCGCGTCTGCGGCGCCTCGGTGATCCACTGCGCGGGGAAGCGGACCGTCCCGGTTTCGGACTTCGAGTGCCGGATCGGCAGCTCGACGGCGAGGCGGGTGATCTCGCGCCGGCGAAGCTTCTCGAGGTGCGCCGCGAACAGCCGCAGGTGCGCCGCCTCCCAGTCCCACGTCGGCGTCACCCGGCGGCAGTAGTCGAGCAGCGAAACGCGCGCGGGCGGGCGCTGCGCCCGTCGCCGGGCCAGCTCGGCGCGCGCAGCCTCGCGCAATGCCGGCGCGATGCGGGCCGTGGCGCTCACGGCGGCGAGCGCACTCACGGCGCGTCTCCAGCGACCCGCGCGAGCGTGGCGTCGTCCGCGCTCTGCACATCCGCCAGCGTCACGGCGATGTCCTGGCGTTCGCGCCACGACGCCCGCGCCTTCATCCAGAAAATCTGAGCCGTGGTGTTGCCCTCCATCGCCGCCCGGTAGAGGGCCCCCGCCACATCCGCCGTCGCCTGCGCCGAGCCCTTGGCGAGATGGGTCGCGTAGTGCTTGCGCAGCGTCTTGGCGTCGATGTCGAGCAGGAGGGCAATCTGCTCGTGCGGGAGGCCAAGGCCCGCGTACTTCTCGACGCGCGCGATGCTCTCGGCCGTCGGCTGGTGCGGGCGGCGCGCCATCAGGCGATTTTGTAGGCGGGGAGATTGCGCACGGATGAACGATGGCCGTCAGGCGGCCGGGCGCGGAGGGCTGGACTCCGGTGGCCGATGCGTCCGCGCATCGGCCCGCGTCCAGAACAGCCGGTATTCGGGCTGCGGGTAGCCCAGCGGCGCGCGGCCGTCGTCGGCGTCACGCCGGTCGAGATAGCCCCGCTCGACTAACGCGGCGAGCGCCCGCACCGCGGTCGCCTGATTGCAGCCGGCAAATCGGGCCAGCGCCTCGGTCTTCACACGCCGGTACTCGTGCACGTCGAGCAGCTCGTGCGCGAGGGTGAGCAGGACGTTGAGCCGCCAGCCGACGAGCTCGAGGTCGGCGCGCGCCTGGGCGATGAGGGGGATGCCGGTCATGGGAGCCCGCGGCAGATCGCGTCGGCGGCATGTATTTCGATCACGGAGCGACCCTCAGGGCGACGGTGACGAGGTGGGCGTGGTGGACGGCGAGCACGTCGCGCGCGAGTTGGCGGCATTGCGGACAGGCCGCGGCGGACGTACAGCGCGCGATTTCCGCGAGCGCGTGCGCGAGATCCTCGACGACGGTCAGCGCATCGGCCAGCGTCACGTGGGGCTCGCGCTGGACGGCGGGGTACGTGCCACAGCGGGCAGCGGGCGATCGGGTGGCGTCGGTCATGCGTCCTCCGTGGCATCGTCCCGCACGCCGGCGCGGCACAGCGCGAGCGCGGCAGTTTGCCCGTTGAAATGCCACGTCAATCCCGGCGTGGCGCGGCATCGCGCGGCCACGTCGTCAAGCGCGTCGGCCTCGCGGGTCAAGCGCGCGGCCATCGCGCGGGCGTAGCGCGCCAATCGGGTGGCGCGGTCGGCGTCGGTTTCGGTCACGCGTCCTCCGTGCCCCGCAGGGCGATGGTGTCGGTGGGGTACAGCGTCAGGGTGAGCGTGCGACGCTCCACGCGCTTGACGACTTGGATGGGGAATTGCCAATCGAGCGGGGCGAACAGGTGCGGGTCGTCGTCGTGCAGGTAGCGCCGCGACACGAGCCAGTCGAATGGCCACTTGCAGATGGCGGTCAGGTTGTCCCAATCGTAGAGCGCCCAGCACTCAAGGTGCGCCTCCCACCAGCACGCAGCGGGCGGGGTGCGCGGGGGTCGCGGTTGCGTTGCCGCCCACGCATCGCACGCTGCGAAGTACTGCTTTTTGGCGAGGTTGAGGTATCGCGTCTGCCCGCGCGCGTTGGCCTTGTTGGGCGGCGCGGGGAGGCGCAGCACGAGGACGGATGTGGCGTCCCAATCGCGCGTGCGGTCACGGCGCGTCATCGCTCCACCCCCAGCGTGCGCGCGCAGTCGCGGCACACGGCCTCGACGCGATGGCGGTACGGGATCGGCCGCACGCCCGCCACGCGCACGGGCTCGGCGCACAGCGGCCACGGGAACGCGGGCGCGGCCAGCGCGTGGCACAGCCCGCACGTCGGCACCGGGAGGACCGGCGTCTCGGTGTCGTCGTCCCAGAGGATCACGCGGCCCACCCCCGCGGCCGCGACGACGCGCCGCCCGTGTGGATCGCGCTCATGCTTCGGCCTCCCGCTCATACCACGCCGCCGCCGGTTCGCGCGTCGTCACGCTCCACACCCGGCCGTCCCGCACCACGAGCCGCGCCGACTTGTTCCACACCGTCGCGTCGAGCCGGTGCTTGCGGCACGTCACGCGCATCGCGGTCGGGTCCGCAATCTGCTGCTCGTCGATGCGGCCCAGCCCCAACTCCTTCAACTCGGCGGGCGAGACGGTCGCTTTGAGCACCCGCGACAGCATCAGCAGCACATCGGCCTCCTCCATCAGCCCCGCCGATTCCTTGATCCGGGCCGGCGTCGGCGGGCGGAACGGGTCGAGGGGGTCCGTGGTGCGGTTCAACTGCGCCGTCGCCACGATGGTGACGCCGTGTTCGCGCGCGGTGTCCTTCAGGTGCCGCGCGGCCTCGGTCACGGCGATGCGGTAGCCGTCGCCCCCCTGCCCGAAGCTCATCCGGTGGAAATGGTCGATGACCACCAGCCGCGCGTGGACGTGCTCGCGGCCCCACGCGATCCACCGCGCGAGCGAGCCCACCGTGACGCGCCGGTCGGGCACGAAATGCAGGCACCGCGACGTGCTCAAGTCGTCCAGCGCCCCGGCCAGTTCTTCGCGCGCCCCCTCGGGCAGCCGGTGCCACTCGTTCCGCATCACCGCCGGCAACGGGAAGCCGCACCGCTGCGCCGCCCATTGCAGCCGCATCACCTCCGCGTCCACCTCCAGCGGGAGATAGAGCACCGACACGCCCGCCTGCTCCCACGCATCCGCCTGGTTCCGCATCAGCGTGGTCTTGCCCGACCCCGACAGCGCGCCGACCACGATGAGGTCGCCGGGGTACATCGGGCCGACGAGTTGATGCACGTCCGGCCAGTTCCACCGCACCGCCTGCGCGGTGTCCCGCGACAACAGCGCGAGCGCCCCCTGCGTCTGCACCGCCGCGAGCGCGTCGGGCGTCTGCTCGGGCTCGGCCTCGACCGGGGCCGGCGCGGCCGACTGCACCACCGGCTCGCCCGTGCGCCGGGCGTGCGTCTTCGCCATCGACGCGACGATGGCCCGCACCTCGTCCTCGGACAGCGGCGGCGTGCAATGCTCCGCGTTGACCGCGAGCAAGAGTACCGTGATCTCGTCCAGCGGGAGCGCCCGCGACAAGAGCCGCGCCGCGTATCGCGTGAGCGCGTCGTTCCGGCCCCCCTCGCCCGTGCCCGCGAACACGAGCGCCGAGGCCGGCCGCTGGCCCGACGCGGGGGCGGGCACGAACGACGCCCCCCGCACCGGCGCCACGAGGTCCGCAGGCAGGTCGAGCAGGTCCGCGAGCTTGCCCTCCCAGCGATACGGCGTCCCGGTCGGGTGGATCGACGGCGGGGCCACGACGTAGCCGGCATCCGCGCGGATGTCGAGTTTGGGCGCGAGCTTCCCGTTCGGGATCACGCCGCCGGGGTGGCGGAAATACAAGTGCCGCCCACCGTCCGCCCGGCCCGTCGTCGCGGCCAGCGTCGGCTCGGCGTACAGCCCCAAGCGGATCGCCGCCTGCTCGCCCTCCGGGCCGTCCACGTCGAGCACGACGAACCCGGACGGGCCGGGCACGAGGCCGATGTTCGCCTGCGGCTCGGCCGCCCACCACGCCCGGACCTGCTCGCGCTCGGCCGACGCTTGCAGGAACCCACGCGGGACCAGCCGCCCCAAGGGCGCCTTCTCACGCGGGGCGAGCGGGAACACGTGCCACCCCCGCTCGGCGTAGGCCACAGCGGCCTTGGCGAGCGCGCTCACAGGATCGGCCCCGCCGTGATGGGGCCGACGATGGCCGCGCGCTGGCGCAGCCACTCGGCCTGCTCGGCCTCGTACACCGGGTCAAGCCCCAGATCGCGCATGAGATCGGGGGTGACCTCGAAGCCCCCCGCCTTGCCCGTCTCGGGCTCCGGCTCCCACGGCAACGCCCAATGCTCGTCCGGGCCGAAGAACGTGGCAGCGTGCATCGGCTGCCGCCACGTGGTCACGGCGAGATAGGCCGCGTACCGCTGCACGCCCGCCAGCAGGTCGGCCGGCGCGTGCCCCCGCCCGAGGGTCGCTCGATACGCCCGCTCGGCCTTCTTGCGGTTGTCGTTCTTGCCCTTCGGGTACGCCGCCCACGCGGCGACAAACTGCGGATCGTCCGTGGGGGATATAGGGGGTTCTTTACCTGCAACTGCAACTGCAACTGCAAGGCCATCGTTTTGCTTGGCGTTTGCCATGCGTTTGCCATCGGCGTTGCCATCGCGCTTGCTGTCGCCGTGCCACTTCGCCGCTGCGCCCTTCTTGCCGGCCTCCGACCTAACTCCTTTCTTGGCAAGCATGTCCGCGCGGTATGCCTCAAGGCGCGGGTTCGCGCGCCCGCCGCCCTCGACCTCGGGGAAGTGTGGCTCCAGTTCCGTCCACACTGCGGCCCACTCTGCCTCGCCGATGCGAGTGGCCATGCGAACGCGATGCGATTCGGATGGCAAACGCATGGCAAGCCATTGGTGGCACAGAAGGCGGACGTATGTCGCCTCGGCGGCGAGCGACATGGTCGCGATGGACATGGAGGCCAGCCAATCGCGAGCGTACATCATGAAGGCGGGGGCCTTCGGCTCGGACTCCTTCACGTGGCATCCTCCAGCCAACGCGCGGCGGCCGTCAACGCCTGCGCGACCGCCCGCGCGTCGGCGGCGGTCAGGGTGACTATCTCTGTCGTGTCGTGGCCGATTTCCCGCAGGACCACATACCCAGGTTCGACCGTCACGCTGTACCCGCTTCGCTGCGGGATCACCACGTCACGGAACCCCGGCCCGACCATGCTGCGCTCTGCCATTGCAACCCCACAAACGCCGGGGCGCCTGCCCGGTCCGAGTGGGGTGCTTCGGTCGCCTTTCGGCTCGCTAGGCATCGGACCGGGACAGGCGCCCAGTGTCGCATACTGACGTCATCCGCCCCACGCGGACTAGCCCAACCTAACACCCCCCGCCCCGCCCCGCAACCCCCGGTCGCGTCGGCTGATTGCAGGGGGGTCGCTCGGCCGATTGTAACGAAATGCATGGCCCCCCTTGCGGGACCGGCGACCGAGCCCTATCGTCCTCCGTGTGAGCGGCGCGGACGACGCCGACACCGAACCCCCCGACGGCCGACGGCCGAGGAC